TGTGGACTCCGCAAATGAAACGGAGAGTAGAGATTCTTTTCTACAATGGCGCTTCTATCGTAGAGGTATGCCGAGAAATCGGTATTGTAAAAAAGACATTCTACAACTGGGCTGAAGCCTATCCAGATTTTAAGGAAGTTGTGGATCATGGAATGATTGCCGCTGAATCTTGGTGGATTGAGAAAGGCCGAGAGAACGTTGACAACCGTAGGTTCAATCACGCTCTCTGGCTACTTATGATGGTTAACCGATTTAAGTGGCACTCTGCTTACGCTAAGAAAGAAGAAAAGAAAGAAATTATTAACGAGCATAAGGTTGAAGTTAAGAATGCTGTAGATATAGACTCCATTTTAAAGAAATCTATACAGTCAGGGATAGAACAGATAGAAAAGGAAAAGGTGCATTAATGCCGAAAGTAGGTACGAAAAAATTTCCTTATACGGAAAAAGGAAAAAAAATGGCTACAGTTTATTCAAAAAAGTCTGGCAAAAAAGTCAAGACTTCCAAGCCTAAGAAGGGCTACTAGCCATGGCAGACGCTGATGTTTCAGGCCCACCGGGGAATCTAAGCGAAGGTGGTAGTAGCCAAGGCGGTGGAGATGCCCCCAGTGTAGGCCCCGGCACAGGGCGCAACGAAAGCAACCCTGCTAGAGGGGTAAGTTTTGATGCGCCAAATCTAAGTGGTTTAATGGGTGGGCTTACAGGAATGTTAGGATTTGATCCTTCCTCGCCCGTTACTGGAGTAAACGTAGAAACTGAAGAAGAGGCTCCACACACACATCCAGATTTTAATCTAAGCGGAACCGCAATGGACCCCACTGCCCCTTCTCCCGGTGTTTCTCTTACTGAACCCGGCTACTCTAAAGCAGTAGACGATCAAGGTAATGCCCTTAGTTACAACTTGGCTATGCACCGTAATAATTTGGCAGAGTATGGTAAGAAAGCAATATCCTTAAGAGAGCAACTTACCAAAGAAAAAAATAAATCTAAAAAAGATTACGGCAAGATAAGAGAGTTAACTAGATCGCTAAAGGCCATTGAGGAATCTCCTCAGTACTCTAAACATATGGCTTTACAGAACCCTGCATTAGGGTGGGGTGCAAAAGCACTTGCATCCTTAATGGGATTAAGTCCTCTTTCATTTGCTCAGGCTCTTGAGAACAGGGCTATAGAGTTAGGCTTTGTTGATGATACAACTCCTGACCAAACTATTGAGGCCGCTAATGTTGATGGAGGACCATCATTGTTTGGGTCAACATCAGATGGGCCTGTTATTATTGATGAGGAATTGACTGAAGAAGTTGCTCCAGTGCTTCCATTAAATTATGGCACTAGTTCTTTGCTAAACTCAAACACTAATATTTTTAATCCTAGTGCCGAGTAAAACAAAAAAACAATCTAGGTTTATGGCAATGTGCGCCACATCTAAAGGAAGAAGTAAAGCGAAAGGTAAATGCCCTACAGTAAAGGTAGCAAAAAAATATGCTAGTGCAGATAAACGAAAGAGTACTGGCAGAGGGTAAAAATGTTGATGCCGCTCTTAAGTTAGCAGAGTGGGCAAGATCAGCAGATTATGATTCAGTCGTTAAGGCATACGCTGAATGTCATCGTGATCCTAATATTGATGATTCTTTTATTCGCACTCTCGCTCAGTGCGATAGGTTTTACCTTGGTGTTTTTATCTGTAATCGCCATGATATGTTGCATGAGTGGATATATGAAAGATGCAGAGAAGTCGAATCAAACAAAGATAATCACTTAGACTTATGGGCCAGATTTCATTATAAGTCTACTATAATAACGTTTTTGGGATGTGTTCAGGAAATACTTTGTGATCCTGACATTACTATAGGAATACTGTCTTATTCCGCAAGACAGGCAAAGCCGTTCCTTAGACAAGTAATGCAGGAATTTGAGTCTAATGAAAAACTCCAGAATTTATTTCCAGATATTCTTTGGAAGAATCCAAAACATCAAGCGCCCAAATGGGCAGAGAATGAAGGAATCTGTGTTAATAGGTTTGCTAATCCTAAAGAGCAAACAGTCGAGGCACATGGACTTGTCGATGGTCAGCCTACTGGACGACATTTTTCCCTTATTGTTTATGACGATGTTGTAGTACAAGATGCAATTACTACTCCAGAACAAATTAAAAAGACAACAACACAATGGGAGTTGTCTTTAAACCTTGGGTCTACACATGATCCGAGATACCAATACGCGGGAACTAGGTACGCATACGGGGACACATACGGAACAATTCTACAAAGAGCCGCAGTTAAACCTAGAATACATCCCGCAACTTACAATGGTCAGATGGATGGTGACCCAGTTTTTCTTGCTAAAGAACGTTGGGAAGAAATTAAAAAAACTACATCTACCTACACCGTAGCCTGTCAACAATTACTCAATCCAATTATTGGAAGTGATGTTTCGTTTAAACAGGAATGGTGGACAGAGTGGGAGGTCAGGCCATACACATTAAATGTGTACATTATGGTTGACCCTGCTCACTCAAAAAAGAAAGAGTCGAATAGAACAGCGTTTGCAGTAGTAGGTGTAGACGCTAACTTTAATAAGTATCTTCTAGATGGCGCTTGCCATAGGATGACTCTTTCTGAAAAATGGGAAACTCTTAAACGTTTACGAAGTAAATGGAAAAGAGCGCCCGGAGTTCGTGAAGTTAAGATAGGATATGAAAGGTATGGCGCACAAAGCGACATTGAACATTTTAAAGCAATGATGTCTGCTGACGGAAGTAACTTTCCTATATACGAATTAAATTGGGTTGGCGGGGGAGGCTCTCAATCAAAGAGGGACAGAATACAAAGACTAGAGCCAGACCTTAAGGATGGTTCATTCTTTTTCCCTTACCCTACTGATGATAAAATGCTTACTTCATACCAGAGAGATTTTACAGACCGTAAGCAATCTTTTCTTATTTCAAAAAAAATAGTTTGCATTGATGAAGAAAGAAAAACTTATGACCTAACTAAATGGGTTAAAGATAACGAATACAATCTTTTCCCTACAATACATCCTGATTTTTTAGATGCTTTGTCTCGTATATACGATATGGATGCTATGCCTCCCAGAAGTAATAATCGCGGCAGAAGTCTTGAACCACCATCAGAGGCTCGTTACTAATGGCTAGAACAAGAAAAGTTGGCAGAAGAAGTTACTCCTCTAGAAGGGTGGCTTATAGAATGTCTAACGGAAAAACTTTTTACGAGAAACAGCCTAGAAAGTTTCCTTTCGGTGTTTTTCCTTATGTTCAGCCATATTATTGGGTTGCAGGTTACTGCGAGAATGAGACATGAATAAATTAATATTGGCACTGGCACTACTTGTATCTCCTGTTATGGCGCAAGAAACACCCAGTCCTCTGCCTCCTGCGGGTATCAAACCTATTCAAGTAAGGATGCAGTTGTACTGCGCCGATTCGTTTGAGTACCTTATGGATATGTTAGCCATAGAGTTTCAAGAGACTCCAGTGATGATGGGTTATCTAAAAGAAGGTGATGAGCCTAATACATTGGTATACTTTGTTAATAAAGATAGAACTCAATCCACTGTAGTTATAACAAAGAAAAATAAAGTTAGAGAGGAAGCCTGTATAGTCTGGTCTGGCAAAAGCCCTAGCGGTATGGCTATTAGTATTAACCCGTCACCACAGTTCCCAGAAAAAACTTAAATGAGCAGGCGGGAAAGTGATACCGTAAAGTTATCAGACAAGACTACTGTTGGGTTGCCATTAAGAAATCTAATCGGACTAGCATCAGCCGTAGCCATCGGAACGTGGGCATGGTTTGGACTTCAAGAGAAACTAAACCAACATGATATGCGTATTCAACTAATGAGAGCGGAGGTAGATAGTAACTCTGAATTCTCTCAACAGTTGCAACGTGGTGAGATTAGTACAGCATCATCTCAAGAAATGTACCTACTGCTTGAGCATACTAGCAGGCAACTAGGCGCATTAGAAATCTCAGTAGCAGATGGCAAGGCTGT